CCGCGGACGGTCTCACCGTGGTCCTCAAGTTCGGCGTCGCTATCGACGCATTCACCACCGTCTGAAAGGGCCTTCTCATGGCACTTCTTACCCCGCAGCCAGTCACTCAGGCCGGGCCCGCAACAACCTATACGGCGGTCAACGCGTCCGACACGTTCGTGCCCAGCGACAACACGTTCCTGGACATCAAAACGACCGGCACCACGATCACCGTCACGGTCGCTAGCCCGGCCACGGTGACCTGCAACATGGCTGTCTCCGGTTCGGGCCATAACCTGGTGCTGTCGGCTACCGGCACCGCGCAGTACAAGCTTGGGCCGTTCCCAACGAACCGGTTCGCGGATCCCGTCACGGGGTTGGCGACGGTGACGTATTCGCCAACAACTGGCTGCACCGCAGCGCTGATCCAGTTCTAAGGCCGGGCCGATGACTGACAGCGACATGATTTGGGCGGACAACGACACTCTGCCGGGGCAGCGTATCTACACGTCCCGCGGCTCGTTGGCGCAGCTAGGACGGTCCGGTTGGCGGGAAGGTGAACCAGAACCGGACGCGGTAACCGCCGACCTCGACCGGCAGATCCTCATCGCGGCCGGGCAGCAACTCCCCGACGAAGAACCAGCCGAGGAAGTTGACGAGTCGGCCGATTACACCGGCTGGTTGAAAGCCGACCTCGTCGAGGAAGCGGAAGCCCGCGGCCTGGACACGTCCGGCACAAAGGATGATCTGATCGCCCGTCTCGACGGCAACGACGTGACCGCAACCGAACCGGAAGAACCTGCCGAAGCCTGATCCACCCGCCGCCTAAGCCCCGAAACGTTCGGGGCTTTTTCATGCCCGAAAGCCGCCTGTAGGAGACCTCGATGGCTGCAACCCCTCTCGCCGCAACAGTCCGCTACGTCGCCCCATCCAAGCGCAAGTACTACTGGGTGCCGGCCATCGCCAACACCTCCTCACCATCCGCCGCCGAACTGAACGCCGGCACCGACCTCACCGGCCAGGTCAATGACGCCAAGGGATGGGGTGTCAGCTCCAACCTGGTTGAAGTCCCCGACTTCGCGTCCCGGTTCACGTCCAAAATCTCGGGGAAGATTCAGGCCGACGACTCGTCGCTGATGATGTACATGTCATCCACCTCAGCGGACGTTCGGACTTTGCTTACCCGTGACCTCACCGGCTACATCGTCATCCTGTTGGAGGGCATCACCGCCGGCATGAAAATGGACGTGTTCACGGTCACCGTGTCAGCGGCATCGAAGCAGCAGGACGGGGTCGACACCGCGGCGATGATCGAAATCCAGTTCGCTCTCACCGCTGTACCCGTGTTGGATGTCGCGGTTCCCGCCGGTCTGTAGTGGGCGATTTCGAGATCAGCGGGGCCGCCGAGTTGCGGGCGTTGGCGGGCCAACTGGCAGCGGTACCGCAGGGAATGCGGTCACGGCTACGCACCCGGATGCGGGCCGCCGCAACCCCGATGAAAAACGCGGTGCAACGCAACGCCCTAGCCATCCCCGTACACGGTGGCAAGTCGACCGGGTTGCGGCGGGCGATAGCGGCAGCGACCAAAATCCGCACCACCGTCACCTCAACTGCGGTGACGGTGCGGGTCGAAGTGGACTCCGGCAGCATGCCCCCGGGGCAGGAGAAACTTCCGGCGTTGATGGAAAGCCGCGGGTGGACACATGAGGTGTTCGGGCATCAGACGAAGGTATTCCAACCGGGGCACGGCTATTTCATTGCTGCGGTGAATCCACTGATGCCGGCGATGCGTGCTGCTGTTGAGCAGGTCGCCGACGACGCGGTCAGACAGATCCGATAGGAGCCCGATGCCGTACCTGAACCGTGAAGACATCCTCAAAGCCAACGACGTCGAAGTTCGTGACGTAGCCGTCCCAGAATGGGGCGGCACCGTGCGGGTACGGGCTTTGTCCGGCTACGACCGGGATGCCTATCAGGCGTCGATGATGCAGATGCAGGCGAACGGGCAGATGTCTGCCGAGTTCGGGAACCTGACCGCGAAACTCGTCTCACGTGCCGTAGTCGATGAGGACGGCAACCCGATCTTCAACGAGTTCGACATCGGCCCATTGGGGCAGAAAAGCAGCGTCGCCCTCGCCCGCGTGTACAACGTGGCCGCGGAACTGTCCGGCATCACCGAGCGGGCGGTTGAGGCAGCGACCGAAAATTTAGAGCCCGCCCCGACCGATACTTCCTCTTCCAGCTAGCCAAAGAAGTTTTCCACCGCCCCGTCGGGGAAATGCTCGCCACCATCTCATCCCGGGAACTCACCGAATGGCAGGCGTTCCTTCAGCTTGAGGTTGAGCGGGAAGAGAAGGAAACCGAGAAACAGCAGAGAGGGCGGTGACCCATGGCATCAGTTGTCATGAATGTCGTCGCCCGCAACAACGCCTCGCAAACATTCCAGAACATCAGTAACAGCGTCAACCAGACTGCGCGCACCGTCGACCAAGCTAACCGGTCCCTCAGCAGCCACATGGGCAAGATGGTTGCGGTCGGCACCGTTGTCGGCAATCTTGCGGCCAGCGGTATCAAGTCTCTGGGGTCGATGGCGGTCAGCGCGGTCAGCACCGGTGCGCAAACCGCCGCCGCGATGGAACAGGCCGGGATCTCGTTCACCACCCTGTTGGGGTCGGCGCAGAAAAGTCAAGCGTTCCTAGCACAGTTGAAGACGTTCGCGGCGGCGACACCGTTCGAAATCCCCGGTCTAGTAGACGCCTCTCGGCAGTTGCTGGGCGCGGGTGTTGCCGCGAAAAACATCATCCCGACGTTGACCGACTTCGGTGACGCGGCGGGTGCGCTGGGGTTGACGCAGGAC